CACTTCTGAAAAAATTAAATACAGGGAACAAAGGAGAAGTTCCAACAGAAATGCTTAGATGGAATAAAGCAGGTGGAAAAGTATTAGCAGGATTAACGAAGAGAAGAGAAGCAGAGGCAGAATTATGGGCAAAGGAAGTAGCATAAGACCATATAATAAAGCAAAGTTTGATAAGAATTGGGATAGGATTTTTAAAGTCCGAAAAGGCACAAAAGCCAAACAGACTCAATTTCACAAGGATAGAAAGAAGGAAGAAAAGAAAAATCCGACTGATGATTGGAGAAAGGGTACAATTTGGGCAAAAGATGAGTTCAAATTATGAGTAAAATGAAAGAAAAACTACAGGAATTTTGGTTATGGTTTATAGCAAAACTATTTCCTAGATATAAATTAATAGTAAGTTATAATGCTGTCTGGGGAGACTCAGACGACCAAGAGTTTATAGTAAAGAAATTTTTAAGTAAAAAACCAAAGTACTTAAAATTTATAACTCATGAGGGCGATAAAGTAGAGATAACAGGAGCCGAAGGGTTAAATTATAGGATAGAACAGATATGAACCAATTATTTATAGGAATAATATTAGTATTAGGACTTGGAAGTTATTGGCTCTATAGTGAAAATACGACACTAAAAGCTAATAATGCTGCACTTGAAGGGGCAGTAGCAGAACAAAAGTTAGCAATGGAAAGTCTACAAAATGACTTTGCTACGCAAACTACAGCACTAAATGAAATGACTGTAAAAAGTCAAGCAGCACAAAGAGAGTTGAATAGATATTCAGATTTTATTCGTAACTACCAATTAACTGCTAAAATTTTAAATGATCCAGTAAAAATGGAAGGAAAGATAAACAATGGAACAAAACATATATTCGAAGAAATCGAAGAACTTAGTAATGTTGTTGACGATCTCGATGATGGTCTCCAGTTGCAGTCTACTAGGTAAAAATACAAAACAAATAGATATAGTGGCAAAACCACTTGAGCGAACATTCGTTCAGCCTGTTATGCCTAGAGAAATAGACTTAAAACAACCAACATGGTTTGTAGTTACACCTACTAACTTTGACGAGTTCAAAGCACGAATCGAAAAACAAGAAGGTGAGTTTGTATTCTTAGCTATGTCAGTACCTGATTATGAAGTAATGGCTTATAATATGCAGGAACTGAAAAGATATATTACAGAAATGAAAGACGTAGTAGTATATTATAAACAAATTACGTCACCTCAGAAGACAGAAGAAAAGTAATGTTTACACGAATGGACGAGGGCACAGTAGAAGACTGGACTCATATTGCTGAGAAACACCAACCTCACATAGAGGCTATGCCTGGTCGTATTTTAGATATGTTAAAAGACTTACAAAATATAACAGGAGGGTTTGAAGTACATCAATTAGAGCATTGTCTTCAAACTGCTACTCGAGCTCGTAGAGCCAATGAACATGATGAAATGGTATTACTTTGTTTAGTACATGATATTGGAAAAGTAATAAGTGTTATAGGACACGCAGAAATTGCTGCAGAAATAGTAAAACCTTATGTCAGTGAAGACGTTTATTACGCTCTTAAATATCATCAAGACTTTCAAGGAAAGTATTATTATCACTTCATGGGAAAAGATAATAACTTAAGAGATAAGTACAAGTATGATGAGTGGTATGACTTATGTAGAAGATTTGTAGATGACTATGATATGCCAGCATTTGACCCAACGTATGATACGGATTCCTTAGAAAGTTTCTTACCTCTTATACAAAAAACATTTAAAGCACCGAGAGTAACATGAAAAAACAAGACTATGAAATAACAATAACATTAGAAGCTGACGTTTCAGAAAAATCAGTTAGAGAATGGTTACCACAAGCCTTAGAAGAAGGAGAGTGGAAATACAGAACAATTAAAATTTATGGCACAGATATTAAAGCTATAAATAGAGATGAGCCCAGACATAAATGGGTTAAGGACTTCAAATGACACCTACAAGGCATAACATAGAGTTTGCATTAGACCGTTTGAAGAAACAACTTGGAGTTACAAAAACCCCAAGTGAGATTTCTCGGATAGAAGGAGAAATCACGGAGTTGCAAAAGTATTTAACTTTTGGAACTAGAAAGGAGAAGAAATGGAGTTAATAAAAGGCTGGATAGATTGGGTGAAATCTCGAGTATCCGAACGAACTTCATGGGACGGAGCAGTATTAGTAGTTTTAGGATTGCTAGTAATACTGATGAATCCACTAGCTAAACTGTTAGCATGGGTCGCACTAATTTGGGGAGCATGGACCATTTATAAGGAAGAAATATAATGTCAATGCCACCTGGACAATTTGCTGGAGACATGGATAGAAATGAGGTCGAAATAGACCTTAATAAATTCATGGCTTTACTGCAAGAAAAAAGCGAACTTAAAGATAGAATAAGAGAACTAGAAGATATTAATAATGTAAACCCTTATCAAAAAGTAGTGTTCTTAGCACAAACCGTTGATAGCTGGAGAATATTCCCCAGAGCGTTTTTAAGTATCTATATGTTTCTTCTTTATTACGCAACATTTTGGTTTATGGATTTAGTAGAACCAAGTCTCGAACAATCTGGTTTAATATCAGTATTAGTCGGGGCAGGCGCTGCGTGGTTTGGACTCTACGCAGGTACTCATAAAGCACCAACCGCAGGACAAGATAAGAAGTGATCTACTCGTCACATAAAGCCGTACCAAACGACCTATGTGACGTTACACTAAGGGCACTTGATATTGTAGTCCCACTGGAAGGATATATAGGAAATGCCTTATCTGATAAAGCATTCCGACAATCACAAGTCCGATGGTTGCGAGATAATGAGTATTGGCATGAGCTCAGTATGTTTGTACAAACCGTAGGTTCAACCTTTGGTTTACAGTACTGGGGTTATGATGACCTTGTGCTAGAGCCGTTACAGTTAGCTACCTATAAAGTAGGCGACTTTTACGACTGGCACTTGGACTCGCCACCTGAAGGACCAAGAAGACTAAGTCTTACCCTTCAGCTATCCGACACATCAGAGTATGAAGGAGGTGATCTTGAGTTCAAAGAATACACTCTGAACGCTGAAGCATACGAAAAAGGTTCAATTACAATGTTTGACTCCTCTCACAAACACAGGGTCTCCCCTGTAACTAAAGGAGTCAGACATTCTTTAGTTGGTTGGTTTAGATAAAAACCACCACCCCTCAAAATAAAACTTGACTTACAAGTTAAATTCAACTATAATATACCCAATGAATATTTTTATACTTGACGAAGACATAGATAAGTGTGCAGAATATCACGTAGATAAACATGTTGTGAAGATGATTCTTGAGTCAGCTCAATTATTATGCACAGCACATTGGATAGAGAAATACATTGGATATACACCGAGAAAACTTACATCAAAAGAATGGGCAATCGTCCGAGAACACAAGAAAGAGGAGCCTAGACCGTTCCCTTATTTACCCACTATGCATAACCACCCTTGTAGTGTGTGGGTGCGTAGTAGCTTGGACAATTATGAGTACTTATACACGCTCGCCCTCGCACTTAATGATGAATATGGATTTAGATATGGAAAATCGCATAAATCAGTGCATGATGTCATACTTAAATTACCAGACATCGACTTACCTCGATGTGGACTCAGCCCATTTGCGCAGGCAATGCCAGATGAGCTTAAGGGACCAAATGCTATTATCGCCTACAGGAAGTTCTACCACAAAGACAAAGCAACCTTCGCAAGTTGGAAAGGACGAGAGAAACCCCACTGGTGGATAGAAGAGGAGGCAGACTATGAGAGTCGTATTACAAGATAAACCTCGTATCACAGTATGTTTTCCATTTACATGGACACAAATACAAAAAGACCAATGGATAGCAGAGTGGAAAAAGAACAATAATAGATTAAATTAGGGAGTAATAAATTGACAATAAATATAGATGACTATGGTAAATTCGTAAGAAGTACCACATCAGATGAAAGCCTCAGAACAGAGGTTATGGCAGATAGGTTATTTGGTTTGCAGAATACCTATAAAGATGCCGAATGGAGCCAGTTAATAACTTGCTCTATGGGAATGCAAGCAGAATCAGGCGAATTTTCAGAGATTATAAAAAAGATAGTGTTTCAAGGGAAACATTTTGACGAAGACATCAAGTTCCACATGAAAAGAGAACTTGGAGATGTTTTATGGTATTGGGTACAAGGTTGTTTAGCACTAGGCTTTACACCTGAAGAAGTTATGAAAGAAAACATATCAAAACTAGAGAAAAGATACCCAAATGGTTTTGAGATTCACAGAAGTGAACACAGAGAAGAAGGGGATATATAATGCTAACATATAGTCAATTAAATAGTGCTATTATGGCGTACCCCAACGACCAAGAGTTAGGAGCATTTGTTAGGTCATTGTACTATACAGAACAACGCAGACAACAGCAGTTGTTAACTGACTCTTTAGGAAAAGGAGAAACATAATGGCAAATCATGTGTACTTTGACATACATTTTAATGAAGTTGATAAAGATAAAGTCTTTAAAACAGAATTAACAAAACAATGGGTTGTAGAAATGGAGTCACCAGTTGAAGCATATCAACAACCTTTTATGGCTAATGTTGAGAAAACATTAGATGAAGATGGTTGGTTAGAAGATTCTTATGATTGGCACATTGATAATATAGGAGCCAAATGGGTTTCGTTAGACCATGCAGATGAAACTACTCTTTCAGGGTATTCAGCATGGTCACCCCCAATACAAATGCTAGGACACTTTTCGAAGTTCATAGGTCAAACAACAAGAATGACTTATCAAGATGAGTTCCGTAACTTTATCGGAGTTGCTTGGGGCGACACAGAAGGCGATAGTTCTTACGAAGAGCTGGCTGATGATGATGTAATACAATTATTTCTTGATAAAGTTGGTATAGAAGAACTACCAAAAGCACATGACTGGGACGACGAGGTAGAAGTTGATGGAACTACACATATTGCTAGTGAATTAATGGACGATTTAGTCTATGAATGGTTGGAGCAACAGTAGTGGGAATAGATATATTTTTATTACCTTTTTATATTTTTAAGTATGGATTTGCCTTATTTATGTGGGCAGTATTAATCTCATTAATAGTAAAAGGAATAAATAGTAGATGAACTACCAACATTTTAATTGGGGTCCGTTTATAATGAAAACGAGTTGCCCAAAGAGAGTCTTGAAACGACTAGACGCTGATGGAAGACAAGCAAAAACTAATTGGAACCATGAGTTAGCTGGACATCTTAAAAATCAATATAGATATCCAGAAGTATTTGACCAATGGTTTTATACAGAAATGAGTGAAGTATTTACAGGATATAGACAAGCTCATTGTGTGTATCATGGTTTTGAATATATACCCCTACAACTTGTATACCAAGATTTATGGGTAAATTTTATGCAGGCAGGAGACTTTAATCCTCCTCATATACATAGTGGTGATATTTCCTTTGTCATATTTGTAGATGTTCCTAAGAAGTTAGAAACTGAAATGAAAGAACACGAAGGCACTACAGCAAAGCCAGGACAGTTAATTTTTAATTATGGAGAAAACTCTAAGTTGAGGCAATGGGCATCTATAGGACATTTTATAACACCAAAAACAGGAGATATGTATATATTTCCAGCGCAACAACAACATTGGGTAGCACCTTATAAGACTGATGTTACTAGAATTAGTGTATCAGGAAATTTAAAGTATATATACCCAGATAAATTACCAAAAGGATATTTTTAATGGCAGAATTTAAGTATGAATTCAAAGAAGATGTCATTCTAGAGGACTTAAAGAAGTACATAGATAGTACATATTCTAAACACTACGCTCAGGGAAAGCTGCAGTCCACTGAGATTATATTTGATGCAGAACATGGAGTAGGATTTTGTATTGGAAACATTATGAAATATGCTCAGAGATATGGAAAAAAGAATGGATTTGACGATAGAGACTTGTACAAAATAGTGCATTATGCTATCATTTTATTAGGATATAAATTAAAGGAAGAAGATGAATTTAGAGAGTATCAACACCAGTTACAACTTGATAGCGACTAGGAGTAACACATGAAAAGATGGTACCACATATTATGGGGCAGTAAGGAAGAAGACGACTTAGTACAAAAACAAGTTGAAAAGTCTCCTGACCCTGCTGATTTAACAATAGAGAACGCTTACAAAACTAGATGGATATGGTATCATACAATTCTAGCAGGACTTATGTTTTTTGCAAACATAATTATGTTAGCAATCTTTACACTACTAGCGGTGAAATTATAATGAAAAGAGGTGTTAGAAAAAGAGCGGGCGAAAATCTAAGCCCAGCAAATATACGCAGAGTTATACACAGCCTTAATGAAGAAGGAATAACAAAGAAAGTAGCTTGCGAAATGCTAAATATTAGTTATAATACGACACGATTAAATCGTATTATAGAAGAATTTGAAGAACAGGAAGCCTATGTTAATACGAGAAAGTCTCAAAACAAAGGAAAGATGGCTTCAAAAGAAGAAATCAAACAAGTTATTTCTGATTATATCGAAGGAGATAATATTACAGAAATAGCAAAAAGTATCTATAGGTCAGCTGCCTTTGTAAAAGGCATCATTGATAGAGTGGGAGTACCACAACGACCTGTAGGTGAGGGCAAGCATCAAGAAGCATTACTTCCCGACGTTTGTCTTCGAGATAGTTTTAAGGAAGGAGAGATTGTATGGAGTGCAAGGTATCATATGCCTGCATTGATAGAGAAAGAATATACAATAGAATATCAAGATTCTATGCCTGGACTTAAAACAATGGATTACGAAAAGGAGTATGGTTGCAAGATGTATAGCATTTGGTGCTATGAACTTGTACCATATAGTGATGAATATTCTAGATTGGGTTGGTGGAATGGTAGAAGACGATTAGGGTTTTCTGGTCATTCTCTTGCTCATAGTCTGGGAAGCCTTGAACATCTAAGGGAATATGGAGTAAGTTTTGAGGATTAAGGAAATTATATATGGAAGCAATATATTTTTATCTAGTTTTTGCTGTGTCGGGAGCTTTAACTAGTATGGTTTCAATATGGTACCCAGCTTATCAAGTAGCAAAAGTACTAGACCCAACTAATATAGCTATGGCTATGCCTAAGTTATATTATAGTCTATGCTTTGCTTTCTCATTTGTTATGGCACCAGCATTGATAGTTATATTTATGAACCAAGATATGTTCATAAAGGCTTTTGTACAAAGCCTATTGGGAGATGAAGAATGAATGATGACTTAAGAAAAGCATTAAAATTAAAGTACGAAGGTGACCTAGCGGCTGCTAAGGTTAATATCAAAGTGTACTTAAATCGTCCTGCAGGTATAGGAGAGCACTCCGATATCGTAGGAGCAATAGATGAGGAAGTAACTAAAGCTGCGACAGCTTTAGAGAAGCTTCAATTTATAAACGATTTGGAATGGTAGACCTAACCTACCAAAAAATTATTCTTGACTTTTGGTTAAGAATTTAGTATAATATAAAAATGGATAACGATAGACCTGTGGCTCTTATAAAACAAGACGACAAGCATGGCTTAGCCCAAAATGCTTACGAGAATACTATAAGAGACCTTAACAGAACTATTTACAATCTGTATATAAGAATTAATGAGTTAAAAGAGGAGAACCATGAACTGTCCCAACTGCGGAAGTCTGAACATAAATCAGAGAGCTGATATTATTCAGTTCGAGAGTAATGACAGACCAGTTGCTATTGTTGCCCCAGTAATGACGTGTCAAGACTGTGGTGAACGATGGACTGACGATAGAGCAGAGGATTTAAAGTTCAATGCAATTTTCTTACCTTAACTTTAAATAATTCTTGACTTTCTTGTTTATTATCTTTATAATATAATAAATGGGAGACAGATTTTATTTTCAACAAAAACAAAAAAGGAGAAGAGCAGTGGCTTGGACAGACGAATCAAAACAACAGGCAATTGACCTTTACACACAACAGAACCCTACTCCAGAAACAAGTATGGAGATAGTAAAAGAAATAGCTGACGAGTTAGGCGAGAGCCCAAACGGAGTTAGAATGATTTTAACTAGGGCAAGCGTGTACGTTAAGAAGAACCCATCAAGTGGTTCTTCTAATGGGAATTCTACTGGTGGAGGTAGAGTATCTAAAGAGGCAATGCACAACGAGTTGAAATCAGCAATATCTGATGCAGGACAAGAAGTAGACGATGAAATAATCAGTAGACTTTCTGGTAAAGCAGCACAATATTTAGCTGGTATAGTCAACGCAGTTAACGGTTAAATCCACCTGAAGAGGCAAGAGGTAGTGAGCTATCTCTTGTCTTTTTGTGTTTTAATTTTTTAGCATATTTTTTAACACAAACATATTTACTAGCGTGGTTTCTTATAACCAAACACAAGGAATACACGTGACCAACAAAGAATTTATAGATGCTGTAACGGAGTGCGGCGATGCAGTAATAACATACAGGAGTACAAACTCTAGAAAACTAAAGTACAACGTTTGCACTTTAGACTTCGATAATAAATATATCCAAAGTAAACGAAATAGAGCCAGGCCAACAAAAGATACTGTTCTTTTATGGTGCTGGGATACAGATTCTTATCGCCTATTAAGACCTAAGAATGTAACCTCGATAGTTCCTTTAGCTAGAATTTTAAAGAACGAGAGGAAGAAAAGATGGTAGATTTATTTCAAGAACCAGAATTTTATTCACGCATAATACATGAGAAAGAAACAGGCGACGAGCAAGTTCGCTTAGTTGTAAACTCATTTCGTGGGAAAGAGTACTTACATTTTCGTAAGTATTATTTAGACTTTGAAGGGGAATGGCAGCCTTCAAAAGAAGGTATATCAATGCCTTTAGGATTGTCAAATAGTAGAGAAATGTTTTCAGCTTTAGTTGAAATACTATCGCTGACAGAAAATAAAACAGAAGTATATAATCACTTTAGCGACTTGATAGAAGATTTATATAACTGACGCTAAATCGCAAATACTTCTTGACTTACAAGTTTACTGCCTTTATAATATAAGAATGGGAATTATAAACAATAGCACAAGATATTCACCTTGTGGAAGAAGAAGAAAGCCACTTCCGAGAAAAACAAGTCGGAAAGTGAAAGTGAATCATAGCACACCAAAACCAGATGCTCGAGTCGAAGAGATAAGAGCGTTCAACGAAAAGTATCCTTCTTGGCAAGGGGACAAAGTAGCCCCTTGCACAGTAGAAGATGATTCTTACAAACAAGAAATTTCAAGTAAATATACGATAGCTCCTGCTTATAACAAGGGAGCCTATCAAGTTATCTCTAGAGATTCTGTGAAGGATATTGGTAAATAAATCTTGACTTTTCAAACTATAACCTTTATAATATAAGAATGAAAAAATTCTTAGAAAAAAGATTAGAAAAAGCAAGTGCTGATTACTATTCAGGTAATCCAAGCATGAGTGATGACGAGTTTGACGCTCTTGCGAGAGCAGTAAACTTTAAACAGGTTGGCACTCGAGAGGGGAGAGTTCCCCACGCTTACCAAATGTACTCGCTTCAGAAAATCTTTGAAGGAGAAGAATGTCCATTCGCATCAGACGATGTCATAGTTACACCAAAACTCGATGGCTCAGCAATCAGCATATTATATATAGAAGGGGAGTTGGAACGAGTTTTAACAAGAGGTGATGGAAAAAGTGGAATTGACATAACGGATAAGTTTAAAAAGAGCAACCTTATTCCACAAACCATAGTTATTGGACATGAAATTACGCAAGTCACGGGTGAGATAGTTGCTCCCAAATCCGTACCGAATTCGAGAAATTATGCCGCAGGTAGTTTAAATCTGAAGGACATAGACGAATTCCTCACTCGTGACCTCTGCTTTGTTGCTTACGGTGTTGAACCCCAGTTTTCATCAACTTTTCATGAAGATATGGAAGTTTTGAGCGATACTCTGGGATTCAATACTGTTTTGCAATCAGATTGGGCACAATTTCCTCATGATGGTACAGTTTGGCGTCTCAATGAAAATGAAAATTTTCGGAGACTTGGATATACTAGCCATCACCCAAGAGGAGCATTTGCACTAAAAGAACAAAAGAAAGGTGTTACCACAACACTACTTGACGTAGAGTGGCAAGTAGGAAAAAGTGGAGTGGTCTCACCAGTAGCAATTCTAGAGCCTTGTGTTATAGGAGAGGCTACAGTAAGTAGAGCCACTTTACACAACAAGTCATATA